AAAGTTTTACCACCTTCTACTATTAGTGGTTGGGTTAATAATTCTGTTGTAACATTTGCTACTAATGCTGCTGATTTAATAGTTGTAATACTATTATTTGTAACAGTAACAGTGGGTGTACCTGCTGCTGTAACAAGTATTGATTTAATAACAATAGTTTCATTGACTGCAGGGATACCTGATCCTAATGGTGTAAGTGCTCCACCTGTTGTGCTGTTATCTATACCTGCAAATTTATATTGGTTTACTACTGCCATTAATCTAAAAAGAAACTTCTAGCTTCTATTTCCTGTTTTAATTCTTCTTGAAATGTAGTGTTAAGTTTTTCTAACACCGCATCTAAATCTCTAACTAAAGACTGTGCTACGTCTTCTTCGTATTCTGCGCTTGCTCTAGTCAACGTCTGTACTATCTTTGCCATTAATTTAATCCTCCAGTAGCTACAACTTGTTCTTTAAATTCTTCAAATGAAATAGGTGCATCAGGAGTGTTTTCTACATAATTATTATAAGCTGTTGATAACATATTGTTTATATTTGAAGGATCAGTTTCTGTAAAACTATCTAAAGATATTTTTTCATCTTCAAAATCTTCTGGCATTTGGCCAAATAAACCTAATTCATTATAACTTGACATATCTTTTGGTTCATTAGAAAATATTCCTTTACCATAGTCATACGCTGTACCTATTGCACCCCCAATAACAGGTATACCTGTTAATAAACTCATTAATCCACCAAATATTCTTCCACCATAACCTGGTTGAAGCGAACCATCAGGTCTAGTATTTGTATATCCATATTTATTCGCTGCACCAAACAAATTACTTCTACCTGTATATTTTTGTAAAGGACCATAAGTTCTATTCGCTATGTTTGCTCGTTCATTATAACCAAGATTTCTAGCTTGTGCTCTTTCTGCCATTTGTAAAGTAGCTCTTTGATTTGCTTTTTGTCTATCAAAATCTCTATCACTTTGATTTGGTCCTTGACCAGAAAAACCTCTACCGTCCATAGCTCCACCGCTAGCTTCTGTATCTCCACCCGATGCTCCAGCTCCACCAACATCTCCAAAACTATCTAGTGACATAATTCCTGATGGACCCATGTTAGGACCGCGTTCTAATCCACCGTGTATATTTGCTTTTAATATTAAATCTTTTTCTGCTTCTGTAATGTAAGCTAATTCTGTTGTTGGTTTATCAGGAGAAGATTGCCATTTTCTAGGTGCTTGAACTTGTGGTTGTTTACCTAAGTAATTATCAACTCCACCTTGAACAACTGGTTTTATTTTTTTATCAATCATTATCTTCTTCCTCCAGACTGTATATCTAACCTAAAAGTCCCTAGTTTCCAACTAGTATCTATTGCAGTATTAGATATTGTAAGAGCTATAGCTCTACCTCTTGCACGTGTGTCTACTTTATCTGTGCCGGATGTAATAGTAAATGGACCTAAAGATGAACTAGCTGCAACATCGTTTGGATAATTTCTTAAATCTAATTGTACAATAGTGTTTCCTTGTTGTGCAATAAAATCAGGTATTATTCTACTAACTCTCATAATATTTTCACCATCACCTCTAAGATCAGCCATATTAGTTGCAGCTCCTCTAATTACTTTTTGTGTAATATCATAATCACCAGAAGTAATATTAGCTGGTATAGCTACAGCCGTGGTCCCTGCTTCTTGTTGATTGACTCCTGTTTCATGTTCAAAATAAATACTAGTTCCCTCTGTATTACCAGTTACATCAAATGAATTATCATTATCGGCATTGTATTTAGTTGCATGTGGTAAACCAAATACAGACGAATCTTCCCATGTGCTTCTAGGAAATAATGAACTTGCGTTAGTAAACCATATAGGTCGTTTAGCTGTTGAATCTAAATAACTATATGTAACTGCTCTATTAACTACATTTGATGTAGCTGTTGGATAAAACCATGTTATCTCACCAAACAAGTTATTAATACCACAATATATTAATTGATTTGATGTAGTATTTAAATCATCATAAACATAGTCTTCGACTAAACAATCCATTGATTCTAGTTTACCAGTAAATCTAAAGAAACCATTTTCTGACATCCAATATGCAGCGCCATCAACTTCTACAGCTGCATTCATACCTATTAATCCACAGTTTGTACCTACCTGTTCAAAAGCAAATGTAAATGGTTGACCAACAAAACGCATTGTAAACAAAGATGTATCACTCCATATATAAATTGCATTTCTACCAAGTTCTGCACCCATGATCCGTGATCCGGCAGCCAGTCTTTGTGTACCAGCGGTATTTTCTGCTGTAGGTGTGTAATCATTAATATCTTCTTGAGAAGAAAATCTTATAAACATATCGTCTTGTGTAGATTTAGTTCCAATAGTTGTTTCTGTTCCAAAAAATACTAAGTGACGATCCGGTGTAGATACTAACATATCTCGTGATGCAGTTGGTGCACCTGTTATAATTGTTGCTCTATTGTCTGTTGCATTAAGTGCATCACCATCCCATTGGAAACACTCACCATTGTGAATTAGAGCAATTAGAGTGCTTCCTAGGTTATCCAAAGACCATAGTCCTGGGTCTGTTACTTTATCCGTGTTAGCTGCTGGTGATCCCCATCCAGTCCAACTAGAAGTATTAGTCACAGTTGCACCATTAGAATGTGCAGCTCTTGTTGAACCACGTGCAGCTCTTGTAATACCAGTTAAATTATTTCCCGACACACCTGTGTATGAAATCTCTTCTGTGCCTACTTGAATGTAATTAGTTCCTGATGTTGGAAAACCAGTTGTACTTGTTAATGTAATACTTGTGCCTGATCCACCAGTTCCATTTGCATCATTTAATAATGCTCCATTTAAAGTTGTAGTTATAGATCCTAAAATATTACCACCCCATAATGATATACCCCAACCAAAAGCTCCTATCTGTTCAGCAGGTCCTACGTGATAGTATTGAAAATAAGTTATACCACCAGAAGTAGTTGCTCCACTTCCTGTTTCGTTTGATGGCATTGTAATGGTAATAGTCGTAGTTGTAGGCACGCTAGTTACCATAAATTTTTTATCGGCAAAATCTGTAGCTGTAAAATTAGAATTAGTAATAGCACTAAATGTAGATGCATTACCAAATAAAATAATATCTTGCGCTTGAAAATTATGAGGAGAAGAAAAAGTTAGTGTAACAGTTGGTGATCCATTAGTCGTGCTAAAAGCACTTGTAATAGCTGTGCCTGATGGATTAGTTAAAGGATGTATGTCATAGTATACTCCTCCAGAATATACATATAAAATTTTATTTGTACCAATAGCTGCAAATTTTGTAGAATCTTTATTAACAAAATGATGTAAACCTCTACCTGCACCGGTAAGTTTAGATTCTCCTAACTGATTCCACCCACCTATTTTTTCAGGTGTACCATATCTAAAACGAACATTTTCTCCTCCTGTCCATTGAGATTCAGCACCTGTTGATGTAACCTGTTTATTAAACCCTGGTAAGAAACCTAATTTTTGTAACATAAAACTCCATATTATGTATTCCTTATTGCTGGAACACCTAACATTGGCCTTCTGTCGAACCTGTTCTTTTCAGCAAAAGGACCATTTACATGGTTATAATGAAGAAAGACTTGTCCGCAAGTATTTCCTTCAAAAGGTTCTCTCCAATGCTCTAATTCACATCCACTATATACCAGCATATCGCCGACTTCAAGTAAGACTTTAGTGCCTTTTGGAGCGTTGGGTTTATGTATATTTTTGTATTCATCTATAACATTATCGGCACCTGTGCCATCTATAAAGATTGGCCATGGATCTCCACCTAAATTAATAGTCGTAGATATTTCACAACTAGGTCTATCTTTATGTCTTTTTAATTCATCACCATGTTTATATAGTCTTGCATAGGAATAAGTAGGACATAGATCTAGGCCGGTTTCTTGTTGCATTACCGGTAATACTTTAATAAGTAATGTTTCCATTACAGGATCAGCATAACAAGAAAAAG